ATATTTTTAAAAGTAAATTACAAGCATTAAGTAACAACAAATAAAAATAAATTAATATTTAAACTCATTTTACTTGTATTCTTTAAAAAATCCAAGTCAAACAGCATTTCTTAACTACCACGTCCGAAGCCTGTAGCTGCATATTTAAAGTTTCTGTTTACATTACTAGATCCATTCTTTATATCTATATCAAAGCCTGTACCAGTGATGTTTGACAGCGTGAAGAAATCACCAGTTATAGCATTTTCTATTGTTATTCCTATTGAAGGTAAAACACTATTTGCTGCAACGCTTGTACCTGATTGACCTGTGAAAAAGCTATCTGTAAAAGTGACTGACTTTGTAGATGTACCGCTTGCAATAAATCCACCAGTTGAAGCGGCTGCATTTCCAAGACTTGTTTCTGTTCTACTATCCAATTCAGCAAAATACCCTAGTTGATCTATTTCAATTGATTGTGCGGGGTCAGTCGATAATAAATCGCATTTAAATTTAAAACCTCTTCCAATATAAGTACCATTAACAAACTTTTGATAAGGTTCAAATTCTGCTGAATATGTACAGTTCCCGCTTGTATTTAAAGAAGTTGCAGACGTTAAAGTAAAAGTATTTGCGTTAGGAACAGATTGAATAATATAGTCACCATCTACACCAGTTCCAGAAGTAAAATCAAGAGTTACAAGACTCCCGACACTATAACCATGTGATGTTTTTGTAATTGTAATTGTTGTGCCTGCACCGCCAGAACCATCATTAATTGTATATGTAGCCGATACAGATAAATCAGGGTCAGAATCAGTTGTAGCAACTGATAAGGTGGCGTTGACATTAAATGCTGTGGCTCCGTCAAAATCACTCCAACTATCCACATTTGCAGTTCTTTTATCAATTAAATCATTAGGCAAGAAACCTTGCGTTACAAAATGCCTGCGAAGTTTTAAAGGTTGTTTTCCTCCAAGATCCAAAGTTGATTTAAAGAAATATTGACCACCTGTTAAAAAGTCAACATTTCCAAGAAAATCAAAATCTGCTATTGCATCAAAATCTGTTACATCATCTAATAAAGTTGTTGATCCTAAAACTAAACCATTAACTTCATCAGAGAAAAAACAATC